ATAGCTGACGCAGAGGCCGCAGCCGCGGCAGCAGCAGCCAAGGATACTGTGTCAATGGAAAATAGCGCAGAATGGCTGGCGGCCCGGGCCAAGCGCAATGAAGAACTATCTAAAGCGTCCCAGACGACGTCGGTCCAGCAGGCTGCCCTTGTTCCGACGCACGGACAAGCACCCCGAGTTAGCAATCTGATGGGCAGTCGGGTGGATCCTCGTAATATTGGTCAGGCGCTGACCACACCCCCCGGACAAGACCTCCCCGCACCAGATGATCCCAGCGCGGGCCCAACCCCGACGGCCGACTGAGTAGCAAACACGGAGAACACCATAAATGTCAATTTTATATGTAGAATCTAATAAAGAATCAGCAAGAGAGCTTTTTGATAAGAGAACAATATATAATTTAACAGCCGATGCAAGCGTAGAGTACACCAATTTGGTCGATTTTAATTTCGGAGAAAAATTCCTTTATGGAAGAGTGAAACGTGCGTTTATCCCGATGACCCTTAACGCTCAAATATTAAACTTGAAAAATCTCCCATCTACAACCAACATCTCTGCGGTAAATTTTGTGGCTAATGCTTATAACGATTTTGTGGCTGCTTTTAACAAGCTTGTTGCAATGGGCAAAGCTAGCGCAGATGAAACATATTTAAGTAATCTAAGGGCCTACAAAGGGTGGCAAGATCCTGGGGCTCTCTACTCTGCGCATTTGACTTCTTACGCTAATGCATTTGCAGCCGGCATTGAAATAAAAGATATTAAAATTAAGGACTTTTCAGAATTTATAAAAGAATATGAAACTTTCATTATCGCTGGGGCCCATCGACTTCCTTTCACAAAACCCGGATTCGTTAAAAGTCGACTGTGTCCTATTACTTGCTCTGGACTTGCGGTAGAGATAGCCGATCTGGATCCCTCCAACGATGAAGAGAAGATAGACAATTTTATTGAGAGCCCCAACTGGGGGTGTTACGTTAGTTTGGCTAATTCATATGGTTTTATGGTGGATCGATTCGTTCCTTGGCGTCTCGTAGCTGATATTGCATCTCCCGCAATGCTTGAATATGCTAAGGAGCAACTCTTTAGTAGTACTGACATGATTTTAAATATTGGATACACCGCGGTCCATAACAAGTATTTTTTAAATTTCAAATACTATCTTTTAAACTTATATAACACTGTAACTCCCAAGAGTTTTTTAGAAACAGAGGAATGTAATGGGACAACTTCTACAAAAATAATCACTCGTCAAAACTATTCCATGGAAAAACTTTCTAAGCTGTATTCTGAGGAATTCTTTTTAAAGCTTTATTTTAAAACGCGCTTCATAGAAGAAGAATCTGTGTTTAAAGATTTTGAAAGGGAAATGCTTATTGATGACTGCATAGAGATATATCAAAATCAGAATGTGTTCGCCGCACTAAATGTATTCGAAACAATTCTCAACAAACCATTTGACTATCGGGGCTCGTTGGGGTATATTATAGAACAGGTAGCAGCAAGGTCCGCGGAGCCCATTTGATCTTCCAAACACTTGATGATAAATTTGAATGTGTGGGGGTTTACGCAGACGGCCAATTGTACTTTGAAGATTTTCCCTCGGGCTTAACTAAAACCTGGAAATATACGGGCTCTCTTTATGATTTAGACGCTCAATATGCTTGGCTAATGGTACAAGGCACAACGCTTGAAGAAGTCGCTCCTGAACACCTTAGAGAGCCACTAGAGAGGGCTCAAAGGCGCCTTCGCGCATATGTTAAGTCATTCAAGCTGGCGAAGATAGCATTACGCGATCATTGCATTTTTGACTTGGTACCCCACGATTTTTTAAAGGAGTTTTGTGAAGTTAAAAATCAGATAACAGAGCATGTCTTTGAGAACTATGAGAAGCCCGAGTGTTACGATCATTTAGCCAGGGTTTACAAACTGCTTTATAAGATAAAGTATCAAAATTTAAACTTAAATGTTGATGATTGTAAAGAACTGTTTTATAGCTCGATTTCTCGTGCAAACGCAAAAAAGCTTTTGGAGGGCCCAAAGTATATTAATTATAATATTTTTGGCACCGTTACTGGGCGTTTAGCGACCTATCCCGATTCATTTCCGATGTTGACGTTGCGCAAGGAAATGCGAAAACTGGTAAAACCTTATAATGATTGGTTTGTATCGCTAGATTATAACGGTGCCGAACTGCGTACTTTATTAGCCCTCTCGGATCAAGAACAACCAGAGGGCGATATTCACGATTGGAATATGAAAAACATATTTGAGCTATCGTTGACCCGCGAAGAAGCAAAAACGTCCATTTTTAGCTGGTTGTATAATCCGGATTCTAAAAGTATCACAACTGACATTTATAATAGAGACAAGCTGCTCGAAAAGTGGTATAATGATGGCTATGTTAGGACACATTTTGGAAGAGAAATAGAAGTGGAAAAGAGAAAAGCTTTTAACTATCTGATCCAAAGCACAACGTCTGATATTGTACTTGATCGCGCTGTGGTAATCGACAAGATGTTAGAGGGAACTAAATCATTTATATCGCATATCGTTCACGATGAAATTGTGCTTGACATGACTGATGAAGACAGAAAGCTTATTCCAGACATCAAAAAAGTGTTTGCGGAAAACGCGCTCGGAAACTATCTTGTCAATTTAAATGCCGGTAAGAACTATTTAGACCTCAAAGAGTTGAAAATATGATCTCTATAGTCGGGCTTGGCGCCGGCGCATCAGCCGTCGCAGAAAAGTTTTCTTCCGTTTCACAATACAACGTTTACTTGATGAGCAATAAGATTGAGCGCAGATCAAAGTATAAGTTTAAGCTTGAAACTTACGAAGAACCAGAAGAATACGAAAAGAACATCCCAGATGTAAAGAAGTTTTTTAAGGATCTCGATGAAAGAGTTCAAATATTTGTGATTGGGTCTGCTTACAGTACAATCTATGTTTTGGGGATTCTCGAGCAAATAAGAGACAAGAAGATTAATATCTTTTATATTCAACCCGATATTGAACTTTTGACAGGAGTTCCAATGCTTTTGGAGAGCAGTGCTTTCGGGGTCTTACAGCAGTATGCGAGATCTGGCCTCTTTGAGTCGGTTACCTTGATGTCAAACTTAAGCATTGAGAAAACGCTTGGCAATGTTCCGATTAAGACATATTTTGATACCTTAAATAATTCCATTTTTTCAACGGCGCATTACATTAATTATTTTAATCACACCGAGCCAGAGATTGGAAATGTTTCAAAGCCCGGCCCAATTAACCGTATTAGGACAGTGGCCCTTTTGGACATGAAAAATCTCGAGGAAAAATGGCTTTTTGACCTTGACAATCCTCGGGAGTTATGCTATTATCTATGTATCAATGAAGACAAGTTAGCCAGCGATGGCACTCTTCATAAGAAGATTGTAGATATGTTGAAAGATAAACCAAGGAATGCATTTAGAAAGGTTTCGTATGCGATTTACGAAACGGAACACGAAGAAGATTTTGGGTTCTGCGTTGCCCACACAAACGTAGTACAGGAGAAGAAAACTCTTGACATGCTAGATTAAGAGTGATATAGTAAGACAATAAGGAACGCTTATTGTTGCCCATTATATAAGGAGAAAAAACATGGGAATTGATATGGAGCTAATGCGCCGCAAGCTCGCAACTTTGCGCGGCGAACACGATGGAAATGGAAACTCGGTATGGTTTAGACCAGACGAGGGAGATACGGATATTCGGATCGTTCCGACGAACGATGGAGATCCGTTGAAGGAAATGTTCTTCCACTATAATGTGGGTGAGCATCGCGGAGGCATTTTATGTCCGAAGCGAAACTTTGGCGAGCACTGCCCAGTGTGCGAGTTTGCTTCCCAGCTATGGCGTGAAGGAAGCGACAACAACGATGAGGAAAGCAAGAAGCTAGCGAAGTCACTATTCGTTCGCACTCGGTATTTCTCACCAGTCGTTGTGAGAGGTCGAGAAGACGAAGGCATTAAGGTCTACGGCTATGGAAAAATGGCTTACGAACTGTTGCTGGGATATATTCTCGATCCAGAGTATGGTGATGTTACCGACATTCAAGAGGGTACTGACATCACTTTGACATACACCAAGCCCACGAAGCCTGGTGCGTACCCTCAAACAAACCTGAAGATGCGTCGTAATACTTCGCCATTGCTCGAGGATTCGGATGCTATCCCTGCCCTCCTTGATGGTCTACCGGAATTTGATGGCCTATTTGAGCGCCACACTCCCGAGCAAATCGACGCTATTCTCGATGAGCAATTGGCTGGCGATAGCTCTGCTGAGAGCAGATCATCTGAGACGACCAAGTATGGTAGCAACGAGAAGAATGACGTAGAACGTGCCTTCGATGAGTTGATGACTGGTTAGGATTCAGGTTTGTCCCGCAGGGAGGCATGGGGAACAGATGCCTCACATTTTTAACACGATGAAACCATTATTCATGTGGGCTGGTGGTAAAACGCGCTTGCTCAAGAAATATCAAGCTAGCGACGTCTTGCCTGACGACTTTGATGTGTATGTTGAACCGTTTCTTGGTGCCGGTGCTATGTTTATCTGGGCGTATGAGAAGAACCCAGATGCGAAGTTCTATCTTAACGATAGCAATGAATCGATAATGAACATCTACAGAGTCGTGAGAGATAACGTTGAAGAATTCATTTCAATACTTGATGATTATTCAGCCGGCTTTCTCCCTCACGACAAAGAAGGGCGAAAGGCGTTTTATTACCGTTTGCGGGAAAAGCACGCATATGAATATGCGGATTGGACAGCTACGCAAGAGGCGGCCGCGTTATACTTCTTAATGAAGACGGGCTTTAATGGCATTTGGCAGATCAACAAAAACACCAACAACCGCTTTGGCACTCCTTCTGGGCTTTTGAATCAAAAAGATAAAGTATACGATAAAGAAAATGTGCGAGAATGGAACAAAGCATTAAAACACATTTCTTTAAGTTCAGTTGATTTTGGATCCACCCCGGCACACATAACAGACAATACTTTCGTTTTTCTCGATCCTCCTTATAGGGGCTCTTTCACACAATATGGAGTCGATTTTGATGACAAGTTGCAGGAAAGCGTAATCCATCACTTAAACAGCTTGACAGCCCGCGGCGCCCATGTTATGATGTCTAATAGAGATGTTGGAGATGGCTTCTTCGAAGGCCGCCAGGGAAAGAACAAGATCATTTACTTTGATGTAACTTACACCGCAGGGCGCCGAAAGAAGAATAGTGATGGAACTCACAGTGCCAAGAAGGCACGAGAAATTTTAATGATAGGAAGGCATAATGGCTCGAAAAGCTAAAGAAACAAAAGCAGGGCGCGTATCAATGCAAGATCTAATGAGTCTTGTGAATAAGAAGGCAGGCAGAAACGTCGCCCACGATTTAACGGGCGAGAACCCAACAGAAGTTAAGGAGTGGATCCCCACAGGATCTCGCTGGCTTGATAGTATAGTGTGTAAGGGACGAGTGGCGGGAATTCCCGTTGGCAAAGTCACAGAGATCGCTGGGCTTGAAAGCACAGGAAAGTCTTACATGGCTGCGCAGGTTGCAGCAAACGCCCAGAAGACAGGTAAACTAGTTGTATACTTCGATTCCGAATCTGCCATTGACCCCGACTTTCTATCTCGAGCCGGCTGTGATCTTGAACAGTTAATGTACATTCAAGCATCTTCAGTTGAGTTTGTATTGGAAACCATTGAGGAGTTGCTGGGAGCTACTGACGATCAGTTGGTTTTCATCTGGGATTCTCTTGCGTTTACGCCATCGGTATCAGACGTTGAGGGTGATTTTAACCCGCAGTCCTCGATGGCAGTGAAAGCGCGCATTCTCGCAAAAGGAATGTCAAAGCTAGTATTGCCTATTGCCGACAAACAGGCGACATTGATCGTGCTCAACCAATTAAAGACTAATATCCCGCAAGGGCCGAACGCGCGCATTGTTGCTATGACAACGCCATATACCACTCCTGGTGGAAAGGCAATGCATTATTCATATTCGCTGCGCATCTGGCTCACTGGGCGAAAGGCGAAGAGTTCATTTATTGAAGATGACAAGGGCTTCCGTATCGGCTCAGAAGTTAAGGTAAAGCTCGAGAAGTCTCGTTTCGGAACACAGGGCAGATCTTGTACTTTCCGCATCCTCTGGGGTACCGAGAGTATTGGCATTCAATGCGATGAGAGTTTATTTAACGCCATCAAGACATCCGAACACTTGACAAGTGCAGGTGCTTGGTATACGCTCAAGATGGCAGATGGATCGGCTATTAAGTTTCAACCGTCTAAGTGGGTTGAGAAAATGGAAGACGAAACATTTAGAAGTCGCGTGTATGAACTAATGGATGAAGAGGTAGTTCAGAAGTTTGATAAAAGAATTGGAAATGCGAAGGATTTTTACGAAGTAGTTGAATAATTACATTATTCGCCCGTCTAACAAAAGAGGAAAAAAATGACAAATTTGTTTATGCTAATGTTTTTAGCTAGTATGCAAACTGCAGATGCACACCACAAACACCGGCGAGCAACGCCAGCCCCGCCATCGAAGCACCATCATGTGCGCCCAGCACCACGCCACATCAGCCATAAGACATATCGTCAAAATGGCCATAAATACTATGACGATCATGATGGCATCGTGTGGGTTTGGAGAAAGGGTCACTGGCTAGCCGGTTTCTACATGCGTGGGCACTGGGAAGTCCATGTGCCTCTCTAAAAAGTAAACTTAACGCTTGACTTAAGCCTCTCACTTGGTTATAATATAACTAACTGGGAGGCTTTTTGTATGTCTGATCGACTGCATGGATATAAAGGCAAAATCCATCGCTACATGCAAACAGCCAAGAAAGCAGCAGTTTGCTCAGAGTTTCGTGATTCTCGGCATGGCGCTGTGCTAGTGCGTGGTGGATCTATTATTAATACTTCCTATAATAAGGACAGTTTTTGCTCTTTTGGCAAACGCTTTCAAAAAACGCACAAGGGCAAGACGACAGTGCACGCTGAATTGGGCGCCATCCTGGGGCTTGATCGATCTATCACCACCGGCGCGACAGTTTATGTGGCGAGAATAGGAAGAAATGACGAGAACTTCAGGCTTTCTAAGCCCTGTTCTATGTGCGAGGCAGCGCTGCGCTATGTGGGTGTTAAGCGTGTGGTATATACAGTTGACAATGATATAGTTGGGAGTTACAAACTATGAAATTGGAGATAGGAGATTTGGTGTCGGTGCGTTATCTCGCTAGCCAACTCGATGAGCTTGGGCCCGAACAAAAAACGTTTTTGGGTTGCATCATTGAAATCGGTGAAGACGACCCCTTGAACATGGACAGGATGTGGTGCTTTGAAACTGAGTCTGTCCACATTTTAAACCCCCACCGAGATAAGATCGAGGTATTAAACAGATGAAAAGAGTATTAATTTTAGACGCGTTGAACGCATATTTAAGGGCGTACATTGTGGATCCGAGTCTATCGGTTCACGGACAACCCATTGGAGGCTTAAGAGGGTTTTTAAAGATCCTCCAAAAGCTCGTGAGAGAGATGCGACCTGACCAAGTGGTTGTCATCTGGGATGGTCCCAATGGCTCCAAGAAGCGCAAGTTGATGGATAAGAACTATAAGGCAGGCAGAAAGCCCATTCGCCTAAACCGCGCTTATCACAACCTCACAGATGATGAAGAACTTAAGAACAAAATTTGGCAGCAAAGCCGCCTTATTGAGTATTTGAATCAAATGCCGATCATTCAATCAATGATCGCAGAGGTGGAAGCAGACGATATTATCGCATACGTTTCACAGCTGTCCTATTACAAGGGATGGCAGAAGATTATCGTGTCTAATGATAAAGACTTCATGCAATTGTGTGATGGCGAGACTGTTTTGTGGCGCCCCACGCAAGGCGAGATGTTAAATAAGAATCGCATTGTGGAGCAGTTTGGGATTCATCCGACAAACATGGCCATGGCGCGCGCCATTATAGGAGACGCATCAGACAACCTCCCGGGCATTAAGGGCGCCGGGTTTGCGACAGTCAAGAAACGTCTTGACTTTTTAGCCGAGGAGAGGTATTATAATGTTGATGAGATCGTTGAGTACTGCGATAATGCTCCCAGCAACCTGAGTTTTTTTAAGAAAGTGGTAGAGGATAAAGCTCTTATTGAAAAGAACTACAAGATGATGCAGCTTTATTCACCTCAACTTTCTGTACAAGGAAAAGATCACGTCAAGTATGCG